TAAAGTACCTACACTTGTTATATTTGGCTGAAAAGCATTTGCTACTGTAAGTGCTATATTTGCATTACCTGCATTAGAAGCATACGTAGCGTTAGCAACTGTTCCCGTAACATTGGCTCCTGCCACTGTGTTAGCACTTGCTGCTATAATAGCACTATTAGATGTGTTAGATTGATTTGCATATAAGGCAAAATTAGCATTTGCAACAGTGCCAGTTACGTTCGCTCCCGCTACAGAAATTGCAATATTTGCTACATTTGCGATGTTTGCAGTGTTAGCCGACGCTACTGCTCCAGTTACGTTTGCTCCTGCTACAGAGTTAGCACTACTTGCCACGTTTGCAACGTTGGCTTGTCCGGAAAAATTAGCAAAGTTCGCGCTATTCGCGTACACTGCATTGCTGATATTTCCTGAAAAATTACCAATAATATTGCCGGCTGTAATAGTTCCTGAAACATTTAGATTGCTTAAAGTACCTACACTTGTTATGTTAGGCTGAACCGCATTAGTTACTGTACCTGACGTATTTGAAGTACCTGCTGATAAAGCATATGTCGCATTCGCTACAGTTCCGGTAACATTCGCTCCCGCGATGTTCGTTAGTCTAGAACCATTTCCTATAAAATTGCTTGCAGTAAGATTGCCGGCAACATTTAGAAATGTTAACGTCCCGAGGCTAGTTATATTGGGTTGAAAAGATGTAGTAACAGATGATGCTAGATTCGCTACATTAGAAAAGTTTGCGTGATTAGCGTTAGTAGCGAAAATTGCATTTGTTATGTTACCAACAAAATTACCGACAAAATTTGCGGCGACCACATTACCTGATACTGCCAGAGATGTCAATGTGCCTAAGCTGGTTATGTTTGGTTGAGATGCCGTTCCTAATGAACCAACTATTAGACTTGAATATAATGTATTCGCCTGTATATTGTTGCCAACATTTAAATTACCTACTATATTTAGGTTTTGTAAATTACCTACTGTTGTTATGTTAGACTGGGTAGCAGTTGTTAGTGTACCGGAAATAAAATTAGCCGTTATTAAATTGCCACCATTCAAATTATTGAATGATGCATTTCCATTTACTGATAGATTTGATAGTACACCGACTGAAGTTATATTAGGTTGCGCACTAGTCGTGAGCGATCCTGTAATCGTGTTTCCATTTATACTGTTAGCTATTACATTTAGAAACGAACCTGTACCACTAACCGTTAATCCTATTAAATTGCCTACACTCGTTATATTTGGTTGCGAGGAAGATACTAAAGTTCCCTCTATGTAATTTGCTGAAATCGTATTTGCGTTAGAAAGATTTCCTATAAAGTTACCGATAAAATAATCAGCAGTTGCATTTGAATTAACGACTAAATCATAAGTCTCTATTGTGTCTGACTGAAAATTTTCAACATAAAGAAGTTCTAATGCTGAATCATAATAAAAATTTCCATCTGCCCCTAACAATCCATTATTATTGTATTGTACTTGGCGATTTGAACCTGCTGCTTGTGCCTGAAAACTGAAAGGTACACCATTTGCATAAAGATAATTGTCAGTTAATATTCTTGTGACTGACAAATTACCAACTAGGGTGACTACATTTGATGCATAATTGAACTGAAATCTATCACTAGCTCCTGCATTACCCTCTTGGTTAAATAAAATAGATGTATTTGTTCCGGGAACAACAAAATTTCCTGATACGTTACCTACAACATTACCCAAGAAATAACTTGCAGTTACGTTACCTGCAACTTGTAACGCACCAAATGATCCGTTATTAGATGTGATATTGCCATTGGCGTCAATGACAGGAATGGGAGGTATATTGACAGAATAACCTGTCAATGAATTAAAGAGTTCAGCAGACATTAAAAGTTCCTAAATCGCACACCATGTAGTATTTATCAAATAAAATTACAAAAATAAAAGGAAAAAAGATTGGAATATAACTTTATTTTTTATTAAATAACAATATGTTGACGCAGCAACCAAATAGACCTTTTTGCCAGCATTGTAAAATTGCCCTTGCTAAATCCAACGGGACGAGCAAACACGGTTTTAAAAAATGGCACAAATATTGTTCAAGTTGTTCAAAATATTTTTACGATAAGAAATACAAACATCTAGCAGTTAAGAAATCTATCTGCGATTCTTGTAATTTTGTTCCAATCGATATGTGCCAGCTAGATTTGATCTATCTAGATGGTGATCAAAATAACAAAAAGAATTCAAATCTTAAAACACTATGTGCAAATTGCAATAGATTGTTTCAAAAAAATATCAAGAAGAGCAAAAAGAAACTATTAGACATAACAGTGGATGCCGATGTGAGGCTATAAAACAAAAAGCACTCCGAAGAGTGCTTTCTAAATAGTAATAATTATAATTAAAATTATTTTTGTGTGATTTTAGACTGTGAATCAGATTTTACACCGCCATTTGGATTATCCGGGGTAAATTCTTTATCGCTAGCAGATTTTTTACTATTACGTAATGCGAAAAAAACTACAGCGGCTAAAAGTAAAACAGGGAGTAAAATTTCAAATGACATTTCCATAATAGTATCTCCTATAGTTTATACAAATATATTTATCAATAAAAAACAAAAAGCACTCCGAAGAGTGCTTTCTGAACTTCCCATCCCGAGAGAAGATTTTTACTGGAATGTAAGATTCTGAACTGCGATCTCACCAACATAGTCAGCAGCGTTACCGAATGATGACGCTGTATTTGTTAATTCGATGTAACCGTATCTTGTCATGAATGATACGACTGGCTCGAATGTTGATGGGTCTAGAACAACACCGCTGCTCATTAAAGGAATATATGGGCAGTAGAATGCTGCTGCATCAGTCTCGCTTGAACCTTTGTAACCAACTAGAACAGGTTGTGTATCAGGAGCATATGAGTCAACGAATACACGCATTGCACCGTTCAATGTGCCAACAAACTTTGTATTTGTTGGAGCTTCGAATGTGCCTTCTGTTGTTCTTGCGAAAGCAGAAGTTGTTGCGGATTGTAGAACTGTTAATGCTGCTGAAGATACAACTGCCCAGTTACCAGCACCACGACGTGTGCGCTGTGCGATCAAGTTTGCAACACGGTTGATGAGAACTGCTAATGCAGCATGCTCGTCACCAACATAAGTTGCTGTACCTGATACTGTTGCTTGGTTGTATGTGAACTCTGTTGTTGCAAGAGTGCGTAGAGATAAAAGAATCTCTTGGTCGATTTCAGCAGTGATCTCTTGTGCTAATGCTGCCATGATCTCTGCTTCTACATCGATACCATGCTGACTCTGTGCATCTTGTGCAGCTTCAAATGTCCAACGTGCTTGTAACTTACGTGATTTAGCTTCAACAGCCTGACGCAAGATTTGTACGCTGATCTGCTTACCGCCGTTACCTTCTAATGATGCTGTGTCAGCACCAGTATAATAGTTAGTGCTTGTTGCACTTGAAGGAACACGCGAGTATGCCTGAGCGATTAAGAATGGGCTTAATGCTTCTTCACCAGCTGTTACACATGTCTGTGCAGCTGACTTGTCTCATAAAGACTGTTAGCATAACGAACACGTAATGTATGAATCTGACCAACTGGGCCAGTCATTGGCTGAACACCAACCAACTCGTTAGCGATAACTGTTGGCATGACACGACGAATAACTGGAAGAATCACACGGTTTAGTGTTGCGATGTTTCCTGCTGTTGTTGTACCTGCTGAACTTTCAGCAAGTAACTGCTTTTTGGTGTTTTCTAAGATAACACCCATTGTTGAACGGCGAGTTCCCTTCAAGCCTTCTAACAGGGCCTCTTTGGTCTCGTCCCAACGGCTTTCTAAGAGTACTTTAGACATTTTATTTTTCTCCTAAATGATGTCAAATTAAAGCCCTGCCAGACGCTTAATCTCGATGACATTATCTTTGCCCTCGATCTCAACTTCTTTTTTGGCAGATTTATCACCAGTAACTTCTGTTATACTTTCAGAAATAACAGATTTTGTCTGTTTCTTTTCTGTTCCTGTATTCAGAACTGCTGGTAAATACTTATCGAATGCGCCTTGCAATTTACTTGTTTGGACGCTTTCTAGTAAACTACGCATAACCATTGACTTTTCAGCATTCAATGTACCTAGTAACTGCTCAAGTACCTTTTCGCGCTGAACTGATTCTTTGATTATACGCACTTCACGTTCCTTTGTTTCGACCAATTTACTGGTCTCATTGATTCGTGCGATAGATTCGGCCAGTTGTTGCTCTTTTTCTTCTAATTTACGTATAAGCTTACGTGTTTCTGCTTTCTCATTTAAATGTGTAACAGAGAACTCGCTAGCAAATGTTTCAAAAATCTTGCGTCCGAAATTATTTTCTTTAGCAATTTGAATATCTTCTTTCAACTGACTTAATTCACCTTTTAGTTGAGAAGTAACAGCGGCATTTAATTTCTTGGCACTCTCTGTAACAAATTTTTGCTTGAGAGTTTCAAGTTGCTTGCGACCTTCTGCAACTAATTTGACCTTAGCTTCAACAACTGCTTGTTTATCTTGAGCAAATTCTTTGATCTCGCGGGCTAATGCGTGAACAATAAATTTTTCAAGTTTTTGTTGATTTTCCATTTGAATCTTGCGATCTGCTCTTAATTCTTTGATCTCTTCTGCTAATTTTGTTACCATAAAGTCATTGAATTTTGATGCATTCTCGCGTAATCGCATTTGTGCTTTGACACGGTCTTCCTGCATCACTTTTCTCTCTTGATGAAATTCTTGAATCTCATTTGCAAGGTTGTCAGTGATCATTCTATCTAAGGCTTCTACCATCACACTTCTGTCATGTTCATATCTTTGTGCGAACTCTTCACGGAGTTCTGCACGAACTTGCTCACGGGCTTCAACTAATTTTGCTTCCCAAGCTTCATTAATTGCCTGAGATACATCTTCGTTGATCAGTCCGCTTTCAAGTAATGGTTTGATAGCATCAAACATGCTGATATCCCCTTATTTGATTTTAAGTTCTGTAATCAGACGAGTTACCTCATCCTTTAGGAACTTTTGAACTTTTTTGTCGCCTTTAGCTTCTTTGACAACATCCAAAACTTTATGACCATTCTTCATATTCATGAGACTTTCATAAATTGCTTTTGGATATGCGTTAGGAGCACTTGGCTGAGCGACAATATCTACAGTGACGATTTCAAAGTCACTGACACGGCCATCTAGATCGTTAACATTACCGCTACCACGACTAGATACACCAAGTTTCACACCACTCTCCAACATTGTCCTTACTAACTGACCCATTGGAGTTGGAAGAATTTTTAATTTACCGTACCCATTAGGACCGTCCATCCACATACTAGTAATCATATGAGATACACGATCTAAATTAATCTTGAGATCATCAGGGTGATCTACTTCCCCTAGAACTGAAAATCCTTCTTGGATTTGCTTGTTTAATGTATCTACTGCGGATTCTATTTCACCTACAGGATAAACACGCTCGTTTGCGTTCTTTACCCCACCTTGAATAAAGATACCCTTCATATAAAGGGTCTTAAAGTCACCGTCTTCCTTGACAGACTCTAGAACCATGTTAGCTCTATCGAATGTCAAGTGTTCTTTGAGATACAAAGCCATTTGCTCTCAGTTCCTTATCTTGCTACTGGACTGTGTGTTCCAGCAGACGCATCTTTTGTTACTGGTTTTGGTGCTGATCCAAGATCCTGACTCTTTTGACCGGGAACATTTTTGAATGATCCTGCACCCTTGACACTTGTTTCGCCTTTAGTATAAGCATTGCTAGGATTCTTAGGTCCTGTTGGGACAGACTCATCATGACCTGAGAACTTGACAGGCTTGCTGTCCATTCCTTTTGCACCAGAATTAGCTGCTACAGTGCTTTTTGTTTGGACACCATTGTCACCGTGTGTCACGGCAATCTTTTGTAGCTGAACAGCTTCCATCATAGCTTCGTCTTCTTCGTCCGACATTTCTTCTTCGTCATCACGACCCTGCATGATTTGCTCAAATTCTGCCATGAGTTCATCAAGTTTGTCTTCTAGATCGACTACGCGATCTTCTAATTCTTCGTCCCCGCCTACATCAGCATGATGATCTTCCTCGTCATGTTCACCTTCTAAATCTTTTGTGAGGTCTTCACCGTCTTCTTCAGCGTTGTCATCGAATTCAATGTCTGACTCATCTTCTTCGTTCATCCCTTCCATTTCAGCGTTGATCTCATCAAGTAATCCACCTACTTGTGTATCTTTGAAACCATCGCCTTCTTCCATGTCATCTTCATCCATCATTTCTTCCGCCATGATAGATTCATAAATTTCACGGGATTTTTCTACTACGATCTCATGAAAAAGTTCACGTGCTTGATCTTCATTTTCATTGATGATCATGTCGATAAGTTGTTCAAATTTTTTGTTATCCATTATACGTTTCTCCTGAATAGAAATGGCTTTGTAGAATTATTTATAG